GATGCTAGCAAAGCAGCATGCCAGTGATTGCTTGCCCAGGTGCAGCCCACTGGTGCTGTCAGCATGCGCCAGGTCAAGCCGGTCAGCCAGCTGCTGAGCAAGCGCAATGGTGGGGCTGATTGCCAGGACCCTGCGCTGATGCAGCCCAGATGCGTGCCACTGCTTCACCAGCTGCTGCATCAGCCATGTTTTGCCAGCACCAGTGCGCGCACGGTTCACCAGCCGTGGTGGTGCAGCTGGCCACTGTGCCCTGCCCAGCGCATCCAGGGGCAGCACCGTGGCATCAGGGAACACATCATCTGGGTCAGGTGCGATTGTGAAGCGCGTGCAGCAGCTGAAGCAGCTGTAATGCTCAGCATCCATGCGCTTGTATCCAGAGCCTGCGCATAGTGGGCAGGGGCTGCGCTCACCCACTGGCAGCACCGGATAGCTGGGCATCCACTGGCGATACACCCAGCGCTGCTGCTGCTGCTGGGGCTTTCTTGCCTTTCTGGGCAAGCTGGGGCTGCGCTTTCTTGCCTTCCTGGGCAAGTCTGCAGGGTGCGCAGCATCAATCTGCTCAAAGAAGCTGAGCATGCGCGCAGCATCAATGTGGTCATGCTGGTGCAGCAGCCTGACTGGCTTGCCAGTGTCACGGTGCCCCACACCTGGCAGCGGAAATATTCGCGTGCCTACATCCTTTGCACTGTCATCCCACCACCACGGTGCTGCTGCGCTCTTCATCCAGCGCTTCAGCGCGCTCTTCATCAGGTCTGGTGCCCAGCTGCCACCCACCCAGCCCAGGTCATCTGGCAGCCAGTAGATCAGGCAGTACCCCTGCCCAGTCATCACCACGCGGTTTGGCTGTGCTGGCAGCCCTGCTGCTGCTGCTTCTGCCACCACCATGCCCAGCAGGTCAGTGGCAGTCAGCCAGTCATCAAGGTCAGCCACACTGGCAGCGCGCATGGCAGCCTTCCTGACCTTGCGTGTGTCACCCCAGCGCTCTGCTGCACCCTGCCAGTCATAAGGGTCAACATCAATAGTCAGCGCTGCAGCCTTGCCCAGCTCTGCCATGGTCATGCGCTTGCTGCCTTGCTTGAAGAAGCCAGCGCAGGTCATGGGCACCCAGCCCTTCTGACCTTTCAGGTGCCTTGTCTTGACGGTCAGACCGTCTGGTATTGACGGCAGCAGTGCTGCTGCGATACAGTGATCGGGCTTTGAGCGCATGTATGTGCCTTGCAGGGCAGTGGGGGTGCTCCCACTGCCCTGCTCTTATTTGGTGGGTGGGTTGACCAGCAATTGCTGCTTCAAGCGTCTGGGTGGCTTCTGAAGCTGCTGCTGGATGTAGAGTATCAGCCATCGTCTGACCACCTGGTCAGTGAAGTCAGCAATGCTCAGCCCAGTCAAGAAGGCAGCCCACTTCACCAGCCGGTGGGTATCTTCTCTGACCAGCAGGGCTTTCCAGTGAGCAGGTGGCATGGTCATCAGCATAGCACAGCACCACTATATATAGTGGTAAAAGGGCGAGAATCACTCGAGTATCGGCATTGAACCATGCTAATAAGCGGTCCAATAGAACCACCTATATAGATAGAAGTGTTTGTGTTGGACTGGCAGCGTTAGCATGGTTCAATGCCCGATATCCTCACAATGTAGCGCACCATATATAGCAGCGCTATATATAGTGGTGTGGAGGTTATTCAACATGCAATGCCGACAATGTAAAAGCAGCAGCGTGGTGAAGGAAACACGCACACCGGTTGACTTTCAGCATACGTTTTTGCTGCACTTGTCTCGTGAATGGCCCGAGCTGGTGTGCAGAAGGCGACGTTGCAAAGCATGCCAGCACACATGGCCTACCGTAGAACTGCCAGTGGATGACTTGCAGCTGCTGATGGCTGATGTTGCACGGCAAGCCACCCAGATGATGCGTGCAATCTGATGGCATACAGCAAGCGGTCAGCCAGCACGGCATACAGTGACCTGACCAGCAAGCAGCAGAAGCTGGTCAAGTGGCTTGCAGAGCACCCTGATGCAGTGGTCAGTGATGCCGTGGCAGCCGGTGTGTGCTGTCAGAGCACCACGGATAGGATCAAGCGCGCGCACTTGCGTGCCTGGGTATCCGCCTATCAGGCAGCAATGCCAAAAACCGCGCAGCAGTTGGCTGAAGCTGCCACTGAACACCTGAACAGTCTGCTGCTGCCAGCAGTCAGGGTGCTGTCTGACACGTTGCTGGCTGGTGAAGGCAATGCCACTGCAGTCAAGACTGCGCAGTACATCCTTGATGGCATCAGAGCGCAGGCAGCAGCAGCACCAGCGCCAAAGTATCGCCAGGGCTTTGAGCCAGTGGAAGAAGCAGAGCTGGCAGCCGTGCTGCAGCTGGTGGGTGAGTGATGGTAGCTGCTTTGTATGTGCTTTCAGACGGTCATTACAGCAGAATGGCTGGCGTTGACGCCTGGGATATCAACCGTGATGCCACCAGATATTCAGGGCCATTGCCAGTGGTGGCGCATCCACCATGTGGGCCTTGGGGGCGTTTTGCTTGGAACTGCAAGCAAGATGCCAGCACTGCACTGACAGCCGTGAAACAAGTGCAGCGCTTTGGTGGTGTGCTGGAGCATCCAGCAGGCAGCCGGCTATGGTCAGCAGCTGGGCTACCGTACCCATCAGAGCTTCCTTTGAAGGATAATCACGGTGGGTTTACCCTTGCAGTGAAGCAAAGCCGCTGGGGGCACCCAGCCCCCAAACCAACATGGCTTTACATTGTGCGCCCCAGTGTGGTGCCTGAGCTGCCACCAGCAGTGCCAGACCCTGCAGGACGCATTGAATTCATGAGCAAGAAGAAGCGCAAGCTTACACCGTTGTCTTTTGCCCACTGGCTGGTGCAGCTTGCGCAGGGCTGCAAGTGACCTTCATCCCTGGAAGGGTGCCAGGGGCACACATCAGCAAGGTCATGCGCCTGCTGGCTGACCCCAGCACCTTTGCCCAGCTCCACACCGTGCAGGACAAAGACAGCAAGAAGCCGGTGCCCTTCAAGCCACTGCCCATGCAGCAGAAGATATTTGAAGCGGTCAAGGCTGGGCACAAACGCATCATCATCGTCAAAGCGCGCCAGGTGGCTGCCACCACTGGCTGCAAGATGGTGCTGCACCACATGGCATACACCACTGAATATGCAGCCATGCATGCAGTGGTGAGCATGCGTGATGACAGTGCCACGGCTCTGATGGATGACCCCAGGCGCTGGCTGGATGATCCGCCCACACTGCTGAAGCGTCCAATACAGACCAAAGCCAGGGGCAAGATTGTCTATGCTGACACTGGCGCCAGCCTGCAAGCCTTTACTAGCAGAAGCCAGACTGGGCTGCGCAGCTTCACCCCTGCTGCTGTGCTGGTGTCTGAAGCGGCCTATGCGCCTGACCTTGAAGAAGTCATTGCCCAGGCTGATGCCGCAGTGGGCGATGGCTTGCTGATGGTAGAGAGCACCGCAAACAACCCTGCAGACTTCTTCAGCCAGCTGGTCAAGGGTGCGCCTGAGAACGGCTGGCACCTGATCACCATGTGGTGGCACGAACACCCTGCCTACTGCGTTGACCTGGTGCCTGATGACTTCCAGCCCACCAGCGCTGAAGCCCAGCTGGCTGACCGCTATGCCCTGAGCACTGGGCAGCTGTTCTGGCACCGGACCACCAGCAGACGGCTGGGCAGTGATCACAAGTTTAGGCGGGAATACCCAGCCAGCCTTGATGACTGCTTCTTGCAGCGTGAAGGTGGCTACTACGGTGATGAAGTGCTTACTGACATCCATGTGGTGGAACACATCGGCACCACGGCTGGCAGAGAGATTGAACCACCACACCCACATGACCGCTATGTCATGGGCGTTGACATCGGTGGTGGTGTGGGCGGTGACTACAGCGCGCTGGCAGTGGTGTCAGTGTCCACCATGCAGCCGGTCTATACAGAGCGCTGCAACACCGTCACCCCTGGCAAGTGGGCGCACCGCGTCATTCAGGTGGCAAGCCGATACAATCAGGCGCTGGTGCTGGCAGAGAGCAACAACCATGGGCATGCCCATCTGCTTGAGCTGGGCAATTGCGGATATCGCCAGCAGTGGAGAAGCCCAGCAGGCAAGCCCTGGGTGACTACGCTGCAGAGCAAGCTTGATGCTTTCGATACACTCAGAGAAGCCCTGAGCATCATTAAGATTATGGACCGTGCCACATGGCTTGAGCTGCGCAGCCTGACCATCCCTGCAGGCAAGGTGGCACCAGAGGCACCCAGGGGCTGCCATGATGATGCAGCCGTCGCAATGGCGCTGGCCTATCGCTGCATGCGTGATGTGCCTTC